AGTGAATATCTTGATAGTTATCACGAAAGAGATACAGATCCTACAGGCAATTCAGAAGATACTCCTGTGTATGTATACACAAACCCTGAAGATAAGATTGGACTATCTCCTGTACCTGATTCATCAACATATACTATAAAGTATTTCTATTATACAACGCACACGCCCTTAAGTGCAAGTACGGATACATCAATTATACCTCTACGTTTTGAAAATGTAATTATAGAACGAGCAAAGTACTACGCTTTTACGCTTAGAGGTGAAACACAAAATGCACAACTTGCACAGATACAGTTTGACAAATACATCAAACGTATGCGTGTCGAGTTAATCAACAAGCAAATTTATATGAGAGCCGTATAGAATGCCAGAGCTAAGTCAGACAGGTGCATTTCCTTTTTCATGTGAAGGTGGTTTAGTTCTTAATCAATCCACACTTACAATGAAACCCGGACAGGCACTTGAGTTGATTAATTTTGAACCTGACATTGAAGGTGGGTACAGAAGGATAAGTGGCTTTTCAAAATATGTAAACGCTATAGTACCCCAAACAAGTGCATCGACTGAAGAAGTACTGATGGTTGCAACGTTCGGATCTACTGTGATGGCTGCACGTGGAGAAAAGATATTTAGTGCAACTCCCGGTGGATCAAGTTGGACAGAAAGAGATACAGGTCGAACAAGTGCAGGTACATACACTTTTGAAAGATTTAACTTTGATAATAACGATAAAATAATTGTTGCGGATGGTGCAAATGCCCCTACTGTATTTAACTCATCTTTTACAGCAACGGATGTAAGTACAAGTGCAGTAGCAGGAGCTAAATTTGTAGCTTCATTTAGAGATCACATGTTCTATGCAGGTATGTCTAGTACACCACAAGAAATGGTCTTTAGTAAACCTTTTGATGAAGATGATTTTTCAGGTGGTTCAGGTTCAGGTTCTATTGCAGTTGACGATAAAATAACAGGTCTCAAGGTTTTCCGTGATAACTTAATTATATTTTGTGAAAACCGTATATTTAAATTAGCAGGTTCTTCTGTAGCTGATTTTGCTATTGCAGATATAACAAGAAACATTGGATGCCCAAATGGACAAACAATCCAAGAATTTGCAGGTGATCTTATCTTCTTAGGTCCTGATGGACTACGTACCATAGCAGGTACTGCAAGAATTGGTGACGTGGAGTTGGGTACAATCAGTTCAAATGTACAACCATTGTTCCTTGATAATGTTTCTTCGTCAAGTAAATTTACATCGCTTGTAATACCAAACAAGACACAGTACCGAATATTTTTTACTAAAACAGGAATATCCGAAACAGTAACAAAAGGTGTTATGTGTGTCCTCAAAGGACAACAATTTGAGTTTGGAGAGTTGAGAGGTATACGACCAACATCTACTGATACATTTGTATCTTCAGGAGATATTATTGCTATACACGGGTCAGGAGATGGCTACGTTTACAGACAGGAGTCTGGTAACGATTTCGATGGCACATCTATAAATGCAAGATATCGTAGTCCTGACATATCTATGAACGATCCGGGGATACGAAAGTATATGCAAAGAGTTATACTTAACTACGCACCTGAAGCAGCTATAGATGCTGATATGTTTCTTAGGTATGATTATGAAGATGCAAACGCACCACGCCCTGCGGCGTACCCTTTAGATTCAACAAACGTAGTCGCCATATATGGCACGTCACTGTACGGTACAGCAACATATGGGGGTGCAACTCAACCTCTTGTAAGACAAGCAGTTGAAGGATCAGGATTTGCTGTAGCCTTAAAGATACAAGATGGAGGTACGACTGCACCTTATTCACTTAAAGGATTTCAATTAGAATATCAACTAGGAGCAAGAAGATAGATGGGAGCTACATACACAAGACAATCTTCTTATGCTGATGGAGACGTAATAACCGCCGCTCATACCAATGATGAGTTCAACCAGTTATTAGCAGCGTTCCAAGCAAGCACAGGGCATACCCACGACGGTACAGCCAATGAAGGTGGTCCTATAACTAAAATGCTTGGTACATCTCTTACACTTGGAGATGGTACTGCAGCCACAGATATAACTGTCACATTTGACGGTGAGACTAACGACGGTGTCCTTAAATGGATGGAAGATGAGGATTATTTTGAGTTCAGTGATGACATACTTGTTGCTTCTACAGAGAAGTTACAATTCAGAGATACAGCTTTATACATCAACTCAAGTGCCGATGGACAACTTGACATCGTTGCCGATACAGAAGTCCAAATAGTTGCACCAACAATTGACATAAATGGTGATGCAGACGTATCAGGTACACTTACATATGGTAGCCTATCTGATGGCTCGATAACTATTACAGCATTTGTTGACGAAGACAACATGGCATCCGACAGTGCCACTCTTGTACCAACACAACAATCTGTAAAAGCGTATGTAGACTCACAAGTTACTGCACAAGACCTAGACTTTCAAGGTGACAGTGGAGGTGCATTAAGTATTGACCTAGACAGTGAGACTTTAGATATTGCAGGTGGCACAGGTATTGATACAAGCGCAGTAGACCAAACACTAACTGTAAGTATTGACAGCACAGTAGCTACATTAAGCGACACCCAAACACTTACTAACAAAACAGTAGACGCAGACAACAACACAATATCAAACTTAGAAGTAGACAACCTTAAAAGCGGTGTATTAGACACAGACCTTACAAGCGTATCTGCAAGTGATGACACTCTCGCTTCTGCAAAGGCGATTAAAACCTATGTTGATTCCAACATTACCGCACAAGACTTAGACATTACAGATGGTACTACAACTTCTGCTGTTGACTTAGACTCACAAACATTAACTATTCAGGGTACTGCAAACGAAGTGGCAGTAAGTCTTACAGACCAAACCTTTACAGTAGGATTACCAAGTTCTATTACAACTAATGTAACAGGCAACCTTACAGGAAACGCAGACACAGCAAGTGCTTTAGAAACAGCTCGTACAATATCACTAAGCGGAGATGTAGCGGGGTCAGTATCTTTTGATGGTAGTGCAAACGCAGACATTACAGCTACAATACAAGCTAACTCTGTTGCTTTAGGTACAGACACAACAGGCGATTATGTAGAGAATTTAGGTACAGGCACAGGGGTTACAATAGGCAGTAATTCAGGCGAAGGGTCAAGTCCTACAATTAGCGTAAACTATGGCTCAACTGCAAACACCGCAGTACAAGGTAACACTTCGCTTACTATTCAGGGTACAGCAAATGAAATTGAGGTTACAGGTGGTGGCGTTACTTTAGGTTCAGGCGGTACTGTTACAGTAGGTTTACCAAATGACGTTTCTTTAGGTGGAAGTTTAACAATCGCTCAAAACCTTACAGTCAATGGTACAACTACAACTGTAAACACCGATACTCTTTCAGTAGAAGACCCACTTATTGAACTTGCAAGAGACAATAGCGAAAACAGTGTAGACGTAGGACTGTACGGAAAATACAGCTTAGATTCAGGCGTTACTACTAAATACTCGGGTCTGTTTAAAGATGCTTCTGACAGCGACAAGTTTAAACTATTTAAGGGCTTAGAAGTAGAGCCAACCTCAACAGTAGACACCGCAGGTACAGGATACACCAAAGGGGACTTAGTTATTAATGACTTAGATGCGGTTGATGGGGTATTTAGTGGCGATTTAACAGTAGATACTAACACTCTTTATGTAGACAGCTCTAACAATCGAGTTGGTATTGGTACTTCGAGTCCCGCCGACCCTTTTCACTTAGCAATGACAAACGGCGATATAAGAATAGATGCCGAAACAGACAGAAACCACATACTTTCAAGAAATGCGGGAAATTCAGATTGGAGAGACATTTGTATATCTGCAACTTCGGGTCAAGACCAATTAGTTCTTGATACAAACGGTCGAGTGGGTATTGGAACGTCAAGTCCATCGTCTGAATTGAATGTAAATGGTCAAATAGAAGCATCTTCAGATACAACTACGCCTTCAGGTGGTAATGCGTATTTTTACAAATCTTCTGCGGGTGCAGTAGTTTCAGGATATTCTACCATAATTGAAACAGGAGGTTTAGGAAGTAGAACCGAAAGATTAAGAGTTGATAATAGCGGCAACGTCGGCATAGGCACTTCGAGTCCTGACAGAAATTTAACAATCAAAAATTCTTCGGACGGGGTTAATGGTTTGTCGTTTCAATCATACGCTGCAAACACAGAGGTTGGTTATATAAGATACGAACAAACAAAT